AAAACGCCAACAAACCCATTTACAAAAAACTGGCGGGCGGCCCCCCGCCAGCGCGACGAGTCCATACGATACGCTCAGCAGGTTCAAAGCGAGGCGCAGTCGCTTAAGAACCGCCTAAGCAGCCTCGACACAAGCTACGTGAACGAGTACACGGCGCGCGTTTCGACGCAGCTTAGTCAAGCGGAGGCGGAGCTGTCTCGTGCTATTGAGATGGGCGACTCCAAAGCCACTGTCGAAGCGCAGCGCAAGCTGACGGCGTTGGCGATTCAGGCGGATCGCGCCGAGCAGGCGAAGCAGCAGCAGGTGCGGTATACGCAGCAGCAACAGGCGGCAGCGCAGTATCAGGCCCGGCAGCCTATGCCTGCCCAGCAGCCCCGCCGTCCGGACGCCAAGGCCGAGCAATGGGCCATCCGCAATTCTTGGTTTGGCCAAGACGAGGCGATGACGTATGCGGCCTTTGGCATCCACAAAAAGCTGATCGAAGACGAAGGGTTTGACCCGCAGAGCGATGAGTATTACACTGAGCTGGATCAACGGATCGCTTCGCGGTTTGGGAATCAGTCAAAATCTGCCAACCGGCCCGCTCAGACGGTGGCAGGTGCCTCAAGGGCAGTCTCTGCTGGGCGCAGTGGGAAAAAGGTTCGACTCACCCCGAGCCAAGTCGCAATTGCGAAGAAATTGGGTGTGCCGCTTGAAGAATACGCGAAATACGTGAAGGAGTAAGACAGATGAGCGACCTAGACAACAACCCGGGTACGACCGTCAATCGTGCTTCTCGCGCCTCACAAACTCGGGAGAAACAGGCTGTGCGTAAGCCTTGGGCTCCCCCGTCTATGTTAGATGCACCCCCTGCACCGGATGGTTTTAAGCATCGTTGGATTCGCGCGGAAACGCGCGGTTTTAATGACGTGAAGAACATCAGCGCCAAGATGCGCGAAGGTTGGGAACTTGTCCGCAAGGACGAATTCCCTGACTTTGAGTCCCCGGTAGTTGAATCAGGGAAATATGCTGGTGTGTTTGCGGTAGGCGGATTGCTTCTTGCCCGCATTCCGGACGAAACGGTTGCCGAGCGGACGGCTTACTTTACTCAAAGAAGCCGGGACCAGATGGACGCCGTGGATCATGACATGATGCGCGAGAACGCACATTCCACAATGACGATCACCCGACCCGATCGTCAATCTCGTGTAACCTTCGGCGGCCCTCGCAAATGACGGCCGCCTTGATCGGAGAAAACTGACATGGCAAACCAATCAACTGCCTACGGTCTTCGTCCTATCGGGCTTGTTGGCAGCGCGTCCAATTCTACTGGTGTGACCCAGTACGAAATCGCGTCTAACAACACCAATGCGATCTTCCAGTATGGTATCGTTGTTCCTACGGCGAACGGCGTTATCGACTATGCGGGTGCCACCAACGGCGGCACTACGCAAGCGCTTGGCGTTCTGATGGGTGTGGAGTACCAAGACTCTGTTCAGAAAAAACCTGTTTTTCTGAATTACTGGCCCGGATCTGGCTCGGTCAGCGTTGACACAAACTACCCCGTAAAGGCGTTTGTGGCGGACGACCCTAACCAGCTGTTCAAGGTGGCGTCTGACGCTTCTCTGACGGACCGTGCAACGGCACTTGCGGCAGTGTTCGCAAACGCCTCGCTGGGCACGTCGGCTCGTACTGGCTCGACCAACACGGGATCGTCTAACTCTGCTCTGAGCGTAGCGTCGATTGCGGACACGGCGACCCTGCCGTTGCGCATCGTCGGCATTCTGGACGACGTAGCAAACAGTGACTATACCGCAGCCGGTATTCCGCTGATCGTTCGTCTGAATGCTCATTTCAACGCAGCCACCCGCCGGTTTGATTCGCAAACCACGGCGGACTCAACCGGCATTTAAGGAGGGCTAACACATGGCTATCTCTCGCGCACAACTAGCGAAAGAGCTGGAACCCGGCCTTAACGCTTTGTTTGGTCTGGAGTATGATCGCTACGAAAATGAGCATGCGGAGATCTTCGACGAAGAGTCTTCGGATCGCGCATTTGAAGAAGAAGTGATGCTCGGTGGTTTTTCGACGGCCCCGGTTAAAGGCGAAGGCACTGCCATTACCTTTGACTCGGCTCAGGAAACCTACACGGCACGCTACACGCACGAGACCATCGCTCTGGCGTTTTCGATCACCGAAGAAGCGATCGAAGACAATCTTTATGATCGTCTTGCTTCGCGCTACACCAAGGCTCTGGCCCGTTCTATGGCCCAGACCAAGCAGATCAAAGCTGCCGCCATCCTGAACAACGCGTTCTCGACAGGCAGCCCGATCGGCGACGGTGCAGCTCTGTGCTCGTCCGCTCACCCGAGCCTTTCGGGCAACCAGCGCAACGTTCTTTCGGTTCCGGCCGATCTGAACGAGACGTCGCTTGAGCAGATGCTCATCGACATCGCCGGTTTGACGGACGAACGTGGTCTGAGGATTGCTGTCCGCGGCATGAAGCTCATCATTCCGAAAGAGCTTCAGTTCATCGCAGAGCGGGTGTTGAACTCGAATCTGCGTCCGGGCACCGCCGACAACGACACGAACGCAATGCGTTCGATGGGGATGCTTCCTGACGGTGCGGTGGTCAACCACTTCCTCACCGACCCTGAAGCGTTTTTCATCAAGACCGACGCTCCCAACGGCTTCAAATACTTCAACCGTTCGCCGATCAAATCGGCAATGGAAGGGGATTTTGACACCGGCAACATGCGCTTCAAGGCACGCGAGCGTTATTCGTTCGGCGTCTCTGATTGGCGCTCCGTTTTTGGGACTCCCGGCGCGGCGTAATTTGTGGTACATCAGGGAGGGGTCGTTTTTCTCCTCCCTGTTGGACGGCTCTAGGGGCGGCTTCGGTCGCCCCTTTCTTTTCATGTGATACTGGGTTATCGTTTGTGCAGGGCTCACATCACGCCACGCAGACAGGTATAGGCCCCCTGACTTTGCACAGACTGCGCGGCGAAACCTTGTGCAAGAGGAAAAGGCCATGGCCAATACCACGTTTAGCGGTCCCGTCCGTTCGCAAAACGGCTTCCAAACCATCTCCGTCAACAGCACCACTGGCGCTGAAACCCTCACCGGCTCGTTCGGTTTTGGCATGGGCACCCCAGCCGCTACCGGTGCAGGGATCGAGGGCACCGCTGCGGTGTACGAGACATCGGTTGCTCGTAACAACGGCATCGTGACCACCTCGATCATGGTCGACCTGACGGGGTTGCAGTCCGGCGGCACCGCTGGCGACATCATCGGCAAGAACGGCGCAGGCGCTGCCTACATCGGCCGCGTCACTGCAGCGAATAGCGGCACCGTGTTCGGCGTCCGCATGACCTGTTATGAGCTCCCGGCCGGCGGTGATACCGACATCGACCTGTACTCGGCTACCGAAGCCACGGGCGTTGAAGACAGCGCCATCAGCGCCCTGACTGAAACCCAAGTCCTCAACTCGGGTACTCTGGCTCTGGGCACGGTCGTCTACGGCACCGACATCGTTGCCGACCAGTACCTTTATCTGGTTGGTCAGGGCACCTCGAACGCGGCCTACACCGCAGGTCGTCTGCTGATCGAAATCTTCGGCTACGACGCCTAATAGGAGCAGCATAACATGGCCGCGTCAGACATCCTTTCCGGACACCTCCACAGCAGCGGCTTTATCCGTAAGGCCAGAACCCGCATCAAAGCTTTCGACGTGGTCGGAAGTGCTGATGCCGGGGTTCTTGAGTTCTGGGACACCACTGTCGCGCCCACGGCTGCCACCTACGGCCGGTCCTCGACGACAGTGACAGTGACCAGCGTTGGGCACGGCCTAAAAACGGGAGACGTTGTCGGAATCTCCTTCGAAGAAGCTTCCGGGGTCATTGCGACTCCCGGGAGCTACGTCATCACCGTGACAGGCAATGACACCTTCACGCTAACCGACATCAACAGCGGGACTATCGCCACCAGCACCGTCTGCCGTTATGTGTCCAACAAACAGAATGGGTATAACGCCCGTTGGCTTGCCACCTATCACACTTCCGCCACGGACATCTTCTTCAATGGATTCAACCTTCCCGACGAGGGTTTCCTCGCTCGGATTGGCGTGTACGTCTACGCGGACAATCTGGCCTCCATCAACGTGTACTACGGGTAAGGACGACATGGCTAAGAGCCCGGCTTGGACCCGCAAAGAGGGTAAGGACCCAAAAGGCGGGTTGAACGCCAAGGGCCGAGCTTCGGCAAAAGCGCAGGGGATGAACCTGAAACCCCCTGCGCCGACGCCTAAAACGGAGAAAGACAAGGCGCGTCGAAAAAGCTTTTGTGCCCGGATGTCTGGGATGAAGGCGAAGCTCACGAGCGAGAAGACCAAGCGCGATCCCGACAGCCGGATCAATAAATCTTTGCGAGCATGGAACTGTTGAGGAGCGCATGATTCATGGCCGCAACTGACTTTTACGCGCCTGACGAGCGAAAGATCCTAGAAGAGATACGCGCGTGGTCGGCACACGCGCTCGAAAAAACCAACCCGCACTTTAACAACTTGCCGCCGTGCCCGTATGCCAAAGCGGCATGGCGCGAAAATCAGGTGACGATCCTGTTCGGTCAGCCGGGGGATCAAACACTGACGACTGTTTTGTCGACCTTTGACCGGTTTACCGATCTTGTGATCCTTGTGGATCGCTCGGTTTCTCGCGATTCGGAGGAATTTCACACATATCTGGATGATCTTAACGAAGCGATCTCTTCCGGAACCTTCGGGGATCCGGATATTTGGGTTATGGGATTTCACCCGAGAGATGCGGCGAACGAGTTTGTGGATGATGGGTCGTTTGAGCCTGCTGTTGCCGAAGAGTACGCAATGGTTTTTGTTCAACGGCTGAGTCAGGTCCAAGAAGCTGCGGACAAGCTTAAAAAATTAGGCTACTATTCGGCGTATCTGGCCGAATATGATGCGGCGGAGTTGTTCAACCAGCGCGAAGCGCTTTACAGGAGACTGCACCATGGCAATGAGCCCTCGGAAGAAAATGGCTAAGGACGACAAGTCGAAAAAAACGGCCAAGGACGACAAGTCAAAGAAAACCTCTGTGAAGAAGATGCGCATGGGCGGCATGGTCAATAAGATGGCCAACGGCGGCGCTGTAAAGAAGATGCGCATGGGCGGCATGGTGAAGAAGGACGCTATGTAGTGGCCAACGCCCCTGTAAAGCCCAAATCGAGAGTCAACGAGGCGGGCAATTACACAAAGCCGACCATGCGCAAGGGTCTTTTTGAAAAGATCAAGGCGGGTAGCAAAGGTGGAGCGCCGGGACAGTGGTCCGCGCGCAAAGCCCAAATGCTCGCAAAAGAATACAAGGCTAAGGGGGGTGGATACAAATGAAGGCCCCGCAAAAAAGCTTAAAAAAGTGGGGTAAGGAAGATTGGGGCACTAAATCGGGGAAGCCGTCCACCCAAGGCCCCGAGGCTACGGGCGAACGGTATCTTCCGAAAAGCGCTCGTGATGCGTTGACCCCTGCGGAGTACGCGGCGACCTCGCGCGCGAAGCGCGAAGGGACTCGCAAAGGCAAGCAATTTGTGGCACAGCCAAAGAAGATCGCCAAGAAAACGGCGAAGCACAGGAAGTAAGCCATGGCACTGTCTGGGACCAAAACCTTTGAGCTGGATGTCACGGAGTACATCGAAGAGGCCTTTGAGCGTTGCGGCTTAGAGGCTCGGACGGGTTATGACATCAAGACAGCCAAGCGGTCCCTAAACCTGCTTCTGGCGGATTGGGCCAATCGCGGCTTAAATCGTTGGACCATTGTGCAAACGTCGGTGACGGTGGTTCAAGGAACGCGGGACTACTTGTTGGGTGCGGACACGATCGACATTTTGTCGGTTGTAGTGCGCCGTGACGGGACGGATTACGGAATCGACCGGATCAGCCGTGACGATTACTTGAACATCCCGGACAAGACTTCTCAGTCACGGGTGTCTCAGTTTTACGTAGATCGGCAGATTAACCCCGTTCTCAAGGTTTGGCCCGCGCCGGACAATAGCACGGACATTCTGATTTTTGATCGTCTTGTGCGCATGGACGACGCGGCGACTGCTACGAACACCTTGCAGATGCCCTTCCGGTTTTTCCCGGCGCTCGCGGCGGGGCTGGCGTATTATATCGCAATCAAGCGTTCGCCGCAGCGCGTTCAGCTCCTTAAAGCCGTCTACGAAGAGGAGCTTGACCGCGCCATGTCCGAGGACCGTGACAGGGCCTCCCTGCAGATTCAGCCGTTTGTGGGGTATCGTTGATGGCCAAGTTTGCGTCTGGCAAGAACGCTTATGGCATATCGGACCGTTCCGGGTTTCGGTATCCGTTGAATATCATGCGCAAAGAATGGACGGGCATGCTTGTTGGTCCCGATGAGTTTGAGACAAAGCACCCTCAGTTAGAGCCCCGCGGGAAGGTCATTGACCCCCAAGCTCTTAAGGATCCGCGCCCGGACGTTATTGCCGGATTAAGCGTTTTTGTGGGGGTTCCTCTTGTGGAAGCTCCTACGTTGCTGCCTCCGGCGGGTTTTGCTAATGTTGGGCAGATTACGGTGGTGATCACATGACGATGACGTATGCTCAGCTAAAACAGGCGGTGCAGGACTACACCGAGAATGACGAAGCGAGCTTTGTCAACAACATACCGCTGTTCATCCGCTTGGCCGAAGAACGCATTCTGAAGAGCGTGCGGCTAAACCTGTTCCAAAAGAACCAGTTTGGCAACCTGTCGACGGGCAACAAATACCTAGCGGCCCCGTCGGACTTTTTGGCGCCGTTTTCTTTGAGTTTGACGGACGGTAGCAGCGACATTCAGTTCTTGGAGTTCAAGAACTTGGACTTTGTGCAGACTTACAACCCGGATGCGTCTGTCACTGGGGTGCCTAAGTATTATGCGCAGTTCGACTACGAAAACTTTATCTTGGCCCCGACGCCCAATGCGGGCTACACCGTCGACATCCATTACCTGTATCGACCTGCCAGTTTAACAGCAGGAGCCGAGTCGGGCACGACGTGGCTAAGTGAGAATGCAGAGATCACGCTGCTATACGGCGCGCTGATCGAAGCGTATACTTACATGAAGGGCGAGCC